GATAGTTAACTACATCGCGTTCTGCTTTAGAGCCTTTGGCTTTAGCAGCACTGCTCATTAGTACCAACCATTTCTGTTGTGAAAGGCTAGTGCCTTTGACGGTGAGCCGTAACGACTCTTGATGTACTTCAACCCAAGGTCAATTTGACGGACCATAGGTGTATCCTCTGACATATTTAACATCTGAGGTATGCCATATGCTGATGAAGTAGGATTATTCGCTGTATAATCCCAGCGAGATTCTCTACTCCAAAGAGTATAGAGTGATTTCCACTCGTAGTTACTCTTGTATATAGCCATAACTTTCGCGCGTCCGATACGTTTCGCAGCCTTCTTCATGTATCCAATCGATGTTTCGCATGGGTGCACCGCACTCACTTGAACCATCTCGTTTATACGTTTCAGCGAAAACATCGCACCCACAGTGTGTGGCAGTGTACCCACAAAGATTACAGCAGCCATTATCCACGCGTATGTTGATAGTTTCATTATTACTCCTCAATTGGGGCAGTTGCCTGTGTTCCACAGTCAGCACACTCCATATCTCTGAAATACATCCCAATTGTACCATCCTCTGCGAATGATACCTTGAGATTCCATACGAAACTCCCACAGATGCATACCGAGGTTGGTTCACCACGAATATCCATCGCCCTTGTATAGTCGGGTTTTAACTCCGATATACTTTTACTCGTCATCATCATCTTCTTCATCCTCGTACCAGTCTGGCTGAGGTTGAGTCGGGCTTCCCCAATCGGGAAGTGGAATGATAGTAGACATATTACACCCTTTCAGGTATATCTGAGACATCCATTATCTCAGGGTTAAACTGCAACCAAAACGCTGTTGCGCCTGTCGGATCTGCTTTACCATAACGGTTCTTCACAGGTGCTACTGCAATAAAGCCAGGAGCATCTGTTCCAACTGTACAGATTAAAGCAGGAAGTTGTGCCACCATGCCTTGGAGGGCTGACCTCGGTTGACATGGTGACCCAACGTATGATTCCTTTGTATGGTGCAGTACAAGAACGCAAGCATTGGTATCCCTAGCCAAGTACTTGAGTTCCTTAATTGTGGAGCGCATACTCGCAAACTCTTCCCCACCATCATTAGCAATATCCATAAGGTTATCGATAACAATGAGAGTCGGCGAGCAACCCCACAATTCCTCGAATGCTTGTACCTCTTGGTCAAGATCTGACAGCGTTGGCGCTGACTCAAATGACCAGAAGATATGCCCCGAGGAATCATTGATAGTTTGTCGACTACCAGCAACATCATCATTGAGTAACATTTCAGCGTCACTCTGAGGTTTGCCAGTAATCATTGATAGCAGACGCATAGCCATTGTATGGGCATTTGTATCTGCTGATACGTACAGTGTTGGAACTTTAGACCGTAACGCAACCGCAAGAGCAAGCGTCGACTTACCAGCACCAGGAGTGCCAGCAATCATTGATACTTCTGACCTACGGAAGATGACTTTATTAATGTCAAATGTACGAAAGACTGATGGCAATGGTTCGCCACCGATGTCTTTAGTACCTACGGCACGGGCTAATGTTCTCATTTAGAATGTGTTCCATTCTGCATCATTACGACGGATAAATACTGGATCACATTGATCTGCTGTGCCCTTTGGTGTTGGACACATGTAACCCTTCCATGGACCTTTAGCACCGTTACCTTGGCGCTTAGTCATTCCACCGTGAACGCATGAACGTCCTTGTGGTGCAATGCTAGATGTTTGTGTTGGATGTGCAGTATGGTCGACTTGTGCATTTGGAAATGCATCACGAACATTAGACACGGCTTGTACTGGACTTGTTGGAGCCCCTACAAGTGACTGAGCCATAATCTTAAGTACATCTTGAGACTCTTCCATTCCAACTGCGTTTTCAAGGGCTGCACAGAAGTCTGTGTATGTTTCCCCTGCTACCACGAAGATACGACCATCAGGTAGTTTACTACTTACTTGAAAGTTACCAGGCATTTTTATTCCTATTCTGCTCTAGAATTTACGAATTTACAGTGATGTGAGACATCACAATATCCACACTGTTTAAGATTAGGTATAAACATTTCTGCCTTCCTAGCCTTATCAAAGGTGTTGAGTATCTCTTCTATCCTATCAGATGTTAGGTTGTTAAGCGACCAGAGACTGATGTGCCCTGATCGAGCATCCCAGAATCCTGCTTTGTCGACAATTATACCTTCTTTAGAAAGAGCCCAAGCATAGATAGCCAACTGCAGAGGATGACGCTGAGCAGATGCTCCAGTCTTGATGTCGACAAGAACACGTTTGCCATCCATATCAGTCATCACTCTGTCAATAGCCATCTTGACTACGGTATCTTCAAGAGGGATTTCGTACTGCTTCTCAATGAAATCTTCGTAGATGCCCCACTGCTCACGGAATTTAATCCAGCGATCTAGCATCCAGATGCCTTCTCCGTACCACCAAGACATGTCCTCACGTTTGGCATACTTCCAAGTGCTCATGTCGCCATTGAGTTCTTCATCCTCTTTGACTTGCTCAAACCAGACCTTGTTCCAAATATCTTCGGACTTGCCACCTTCAAGGTCGTATAATTCCGTGGCTTTGTGAACTGCAGTACCACCAGTAAACCAAACGGCATGACCCTCTGGCACTTGATCTACTTTAGTTAATTTATATTTCCAACCGCAATCCTGCCAAGTTGTAAATGATGAGTACGATATATGTTCAGGTAATTTATTCATCATCGCACTCCTTATTGGAGCATTGAAACCCAGCCTTAGTCATTACTAAAGGCGATCTACATATCAAACAAAGTAATTTAGTCATAGGAGAACTATACCATACGACACCGACAACGGGTTTCTTAAAACGCTGCCTGATTCCAGATTTTAAGAAACGCCCCCCTACCCCCCATAAAAATTCATGGTGGTTCAGGGGAGCGATCAGGCTGACTGCCGTCATCCGTCATTTGAAGTTTCCGCCCCACGGTTACCCGCACTGAAACTCTACCACATGTGCTATGATCTATGCATGACAACTTATGATGAAGATTACGTATCCTTATGTGACCGCTGTGGTGACACAGTAGGAACTGAAACCCTAGTATTTCTTGGACCAAATGGAATATGCGAGATATGTTGGGATGACATGTAGTGGCGACCTATGAATACGAATGCCCTGGAGACGGGGAGATCATAACTATCACCCGTCCAATAGATGAAGAAGAGGGTGTGTACGTGTGTACGGTGTGTACTAGTACACTACGCAGGGTGTACACTACACCTGCAGTTAAGTTTAATGCTCCTGGATTCTACAGTACAGGCGGTTAACAGAAGTAAAAGCACCTTGAGTTGGAGCCAAAAGTACCTCTGACCCATACATTACCCCTCGGACGGGCTGAAAACGTCCCAAACCCTGAGTTTTCGGGCTTGTTTGGGGCATCGTAGAACCACCCATAAATGACAAAAACACCCCCTACCCTAGTATTTCTACTCAGGTAAGGGGTGCTCTCGTCTCTACGGGGCTCCTAGAGGGTTAAAACCCTACTTAGAGCCACGTCCAAACTCTGGTGCTGAAGCATCTAGTGCCTTCAAAACAGGTCCAATGAGACCTGCGAGGAATGCAGTAGCAAGGACCTTTGGGTCATGCTGTCCAGCAGTATATAGCGCAATTGCAGCGGCTGCTGCGGCGCGAAGATATGAAAATGCGATTGATTGAAGTTTTGCTTTGTCGAACATAGTTCTCCTTAGGACTTAAAGGCTGGCTTGCCGAATCCTACGACAGTCACAGCCTGTGATTTACGGAGTTTAGATCCGTTCTTCTTCTTAAAAGCGCGAACCTTGAGGCAGACTTGTCCACCATTACGTTGGTCGCCCTTCTTATCAGGAGCGGTGTTACCCTCAACGCAGGTAACTGTTCCATCTCCGTTATCCTTGACAACAATACCGATATGTGAGATTCGATCTACACCATCGTTAGGGAAGTCAAAGAATACGATGTCCCCTGGAAGTGGCTGAGCATCATCGCTTGCCTTCTCCCATTGGTCTTTCTTCATAAAGGCTGATGCTCCATTGGCTGTGGATACACAGTTAGGAATCTTCAAGCCAACTTCATTGGCACACCAGTTAACGAATGACCCACACCAAGGCAAGAAGTTAGCCTTTGTGAAAGCACCGTACTTGGTTTCATTATCCTTTGGTCCTTCGATGACACCAAGTTGTGACTTGGCTACTTCAATGAAGTCTAATCTTTGGCCCATTAGTTTCCTGCTTTCTTGCGAGGTGTTGATTTCTTTGCTGTCTTTTTAACTGGATTTACTTGACGTTCAAATTTGGTTCCTTCTTGAATCCATCCGTCGCCATCTGCGTCTTTAGTCTTTAACTTAAGACCACCTCTTTGAAGGTCTAAAACATATCCAATTGCAATAATACTAAGTATGACTACTGCAACAATTACGATTTCAATTGTCATTATTCAGCAACCTTCTTATCTACTTTGGCAAATGCCTCGTTGATTTCTTCTGCTGATAGGTTGCCGTCTGCTAGGTAGAAACGTGCAAGTGCTTCGATTACCTTCATGGCACCAAGTGCACCAGCAAGAACTCCTGCTTGCCACACTTCGATACCTACGAGGGAACCAGCACCAATTACGCCTAGTGATTCTGCTGCAATGACTGCAAGAATTCGCATCATTACGCTTTTTAGTGTGTCCATTATTCGTCCTTAGGGTTACGTGCTTTGTACGAAACCGCCCATAGCACTGATGTGACTACAATTGCGTAGCCCACTACTGTTTTTGCTGAACCATCTAAAACTACCCATGCTACGAACATGCCTAGTAGGGTCCATGCTTGGTTCAGGATGTCTGAGAACCATTGCTTCATTAAGGTTTTCTCCTATACGTGGTTGAGGCTGCGGATGCTGCTGCTGCTACTGCTGACTGTGTTGCGATTTGTCCCACGATCACTGCTGCCAAGATAGTTTCAGTTGATTCTTTTCTTTCTTCCTCAGACATATCGGCACCAATATTAGATAATGCTGTTAATACCTGAGCAGGATTTGTAAATATTTCTGTTACTAATTCTGCTGGGTTGTCAAACAATTCAAGTGCTGCGACTACACCAGCAGTAAGAACTACACCGTTCTCCAATTCGATTGGAGTATCGGCTGGTAGTTCAGATGCTTCTACATCTTCTGCCTGCACTACCTCTGGTTCTGCTGGAGGTTCTGGTGCTTCCTCTGGTGCAGGTTCTGCTTCAACAGGAGGTTCCTCTGCTTCAGTAGGTGGTTCTTCTACAGGAGTAGGAGGCTCTTCTACTGGAACTGGCGGTTCCTCCGCAGGTGGCTCTTCTGCTGGCGGTTCCTCTACTGGTGCTGGAGGTTCTTCGGCAGGAGGCTCAGGTGCAGGTGGTTCAAAGATTGGGATAGGTCTTGGTTGCGGAGCAGGTTCAGGTGCTGGCTCTGGTTGAGGTTCTGGCTCAGGCTCTGGAGTTGGCTCTGGTTCTGGAACAGGTTCAGGTGTTGGAGGAACTGGTTCAGGTTCTAGAACTGGTGCCTCTTCAACCTCAATGATGTTTACTTCTGATAAAGGAACGACAGTTCCATCAGTAAGTACTGCACCTGTTCTTTCATTACCTGCTAGTGGACCATCTACTGCATAACTATATGCAACGGTTCCATCTGTTTGAATCTGTGCAGTAATAATAATACTAGTTGTATCGCCAGTAAAAGTACCGTATGGACGATAGTTACCATCTACCTGAAAGCCACCTTCACTTACATTGATGATGAAGTGAGTATCTGGCATCTGTTGTGGTAGTACCCACCAGTCTTTAGACTCAATAGATACAGATGGTGTAGTTGGATATGTCCAATATGTACCATCTGGTCTACCAAAGGTAATTACTGAGTTGGTAGTTGCATAGACATTTTCGTATGTAACACCATCATAGACAACTGAAACTGTCAGTGGTATCTGATAAGAAACATCATCGCCACCAGGGGTAACAATGGTAGTTACTTCTGAGGTTACTTCTTCCCCATATGCAGGGGCAACAAGGAATAAAAAGTTAAATGCAATAAAGCAAACTGCTAAAAGGTTTCTACTCTTTCTCACAAAGGAGGATGTAGATTTGGTCAACGCGGGCTTCCAATCTATTGACTTGGTCTTTAACGGATCCGCCCCCGTTTGGTTTCAATTCTTCAAGATAGTGTTTAACCATCCATCGAACTGCACCAGCAAAACTTGCTACGATAGTTGCTACTGCTACGGCTATTCCAGCCCAATCTGTTGCGCTCATTATAAGACAGTCCTAACTGTGATAACAAGAAGACCACCGAATCCATTGAAGTTTCCTGATGGTGGTGTCTTGCGAGAGAAGTTGATTCGCTCAATGACTGCCTGTACTCGCTCACCTGTAGTGAAGTCTTGTACGTTAACGATGTCACCTAACTTTTCAATCTGTTCAAGGTTTTGAATACGCTCCCACGCACGGCCTTCATATCCAGTCTTAACATTGTTTCTGTCGGTTTCTACGTCGAAGCACCATACAGGGAACTGAATCACTCGTTGGCGCTCTGTTGCTGGTAGAGCCTTTGTTTGATAACCCTTAAATACGGGTCCTTTACTGGTATCGCTTGCGCTGCGTGAGAGCGTAAACTTATAGGAGAGGAACTCCTGTGGTCCCTGTGGGCTTGTTGTAGCAGCCTCTGGACTTCCAACCCCAGCGTTGTATGTAATAATTGTAAAAGTATTGTTAGATGGATCTAATGAGAAGATATCCATAGCACCAAAAGAGAAGTCACCACGAGCACGAATGAACTTATAGTTCTTAGGCTCTAGTGTTCCATAGCGGATACCACCAGTAGTTACGTATCCAGAAGATTTCAGTACTGTTGCTGACTCTAAGTAGATGGCTCCGTCTGTAACCTCATAAGCAGTGCAGAAAGCAAGTCTATTGGTTGTTCCAAGGAATGCCACACCAGTGGTGTAGTGCTCTGCAGTCTGAGCAAACTGTAAATCATTTGCATAAGCAAAGCGTAACTGCTCACCTTCGATACCTTGACCTAAGTCAATACGAATAAGTCCTGCATCCAGTGAACCAATTCCTGATGCACACCATACGAAACGGTCACGGGCAGCAAAGTCATATACTGGTTGTGCGGTTTCAACAATGAGTGGTCCGTATGAGATAGAACCATCTTGATCGTTAACCACGGCAACTCGCATACCCTTAGAGGTTCCAATCATCATGTAACCTAGGTAGTAGAATAACTTCTCGACTATTTCGCCAGGAGGGAACTCTGCTGCGACTATTGCCTGAGTCAATACCTGTATTGGACCACCAGTTGTTAGTATGTACTTCTGTACTGTGGAATAAATTCCAGAGTGACCAGCAGTGTAAATAGCGGCACCAGAAGCAGAAACAGATGTGTAATGATAGTTTGTGTTGGGGTTAGTATAGGTTGCTGTTGGAAGCGATGTAGCAGTAGGTGCTAATTCATAAACAGAGTTATTAACACATAGGATAATACGGTCTTTGACGAATTCCATGGCAGCATAGGTAATAACAACACCAGTTGCAGTAAACATAGGTGATGGGATAGTTGTTGTATTGTCGGTCAACAACTTCTTGTACATGTGGATTTTATTGGCTCCACCAGCCACAGCATTAGTTACCCAATAGGCGTATACGCCATCATCACAGATAGCATAAACAGGCTCTGCACTACCGCTATTGTAATCAATAAAGTGAATTACTGGGTCAGTTACGCCAGTACCAACTGGAGATACTGCAGCAGAAGGTACATCACTTGCTACCTTGGCGTATGTAAAAGTTGTTGTAGTGGGTGCGCCAGTAATTGTATAGGTGCCGTTAAAGGTAGCATCTACGCCAGTAATTGTTATTTCTAAACCAGTAGATAGACCGTGTGCTGCAGATGTGGTAAGTGTTGCCACGTTTGAAGTCAAAGCCTTATTAGTAATAGATACAGTAATTGCTGGATAAACTTTATCAACATCATATTCATCGTGTAGTAATACACCGTTAATACCAGACCACTGGATAGAACGGACATGTTGACTAGGGTGTTGATGATCTGTACCAGTAACTGGACCAGTAGTTACGTGAGTATTTGTCACATCTTTAAGTAGTGATACTTCACCCTTAGTCCAGACGTTTACACCCTGTGAGTCAGTAAAACGATACTTGCTTGCCTCGCCAGATGAAGGGTCATAAAACTTAATACCACTACCATTGTGAAAGGATGACTGTGAACGGATCCACCAGCCAGTCAATGACTGCTCACCTGGCTCTGCACCGTTGTCAAACTGTTCTTTTCTATAAGGAGCAGTCTCACGTTGGTATGGGGTTTGATCTGTAGGAGCCATGAAGAAAGGTTCTCCACCAATGGCAACGTCATAGTCTTCGGCGTTATTGGTCCAGAAACCTGAGACTCCAGGGTTACCGATGTTTAACGGTATATTATCCGTAATATCTGGTGATGCCACGTTGCTCCTTAAATAAATATATTTGCTTCTACAAAATCTACTTCTGCTAGTGCATCGTAGTTGTGTTCTTTAGTGCAGTTACCGCAGTCTTTACACATTAGCCAAGATTGATTACAGTAATCGAACGCTTGTCCCAAGTAGCGTTTCCATTTTGTGTTCTATACTTCATTGTAAATGTATTAGAACCAGCAGTTAAATCCACAAGAAATGTTCTAGTGAGATGAACTTCTGTATATCCAGGAATTTCTTTATATATTGCATTGGTGTCAGAAACTGCAATTGTTGTTGCACCACTTACCACAAAACTTGTCCAACATTGAGTTGCATTATTTGCAACTTGAGCACTAATAATAACCAATGCTTTTGTTCCAGTTGTTAATGTTACAGCAGGTCCAGCAGTTGCTAAATTTGAATAAGAGCCATTGTTAAGGGTTTCACTTGCATTAACTGTGTTAGTTGCGCTGGCTGGAACAGCAGAAATAGTTGTCCATTCAAGACCGTCAGCCTGTGCGCTATTTGCAGTAAGCACCTGTCCATTTGAGCCAATGCCTTGACGGACTATTGTTCCACTACCAGTGGCAGCAAGAATGTCACCTTTAGTAGTTACTATAGAGTTAGGTACATAGGTAGATGATGCAGTAGCAGTTGCTAACTTAGCATCCATCTGTGTCTGAACAGCAGAAGTTACGCCATCTAGGTAGCCTAACTCTGTTGCTGATACGGTAGTTAGGGCTGTACCTGCGTTTGCTAGGTCACGGGCTTTACTCATTTATGCTCCTTATTTGGGAATGAAAAATGAGCGGTTTAGCCACACGCTCAGGTGGTCTTACTAAGGTTAGGTTATTCAGTAGGTGGTTCAATTACTGGCATAATAAACTCAGTGCCATTCCAAGTACCGCCAAGTACAGATGTGCTGTCGCAAGGAATACAGGTCTTACCTGTTACTTCCTCTGCGATTTCTAATGTATCAGCAACAAGTACATTTTCTACACCGTTTGCTTCATTAAGTACTGCAAAATTAGGCATTACTTATATTCCTTTCTTGTCCAGAATTGTCGCT